AAAGAGTAGCGCCTCCGGCCTGTCGGCGTAAAGATGCCCTGTGGGCCGCCATGCCGGGCGGCGTCCTCGATCAAGTAAACCTGGATTTCGTTATGCAGGGCCGGTATGCCGGGGAACGCCTGGTAATAAGAAAAGCCGAAATCCACGCATAACTGATATGGTATCTTGAGGCGCTGGCTCATAGTGTTAGCCAGGATCATATAGTTCTTTGCGTGCCCGCCTCGTTTAGCGAGGTCCCGTCGATCGAAGTGCCGCCAGAACTTCTGTTCCGCAAGTTTTCTACAGGCTTTGTAGTCGTAGCGGCGATCCGGGCCGAGCGGCCAGTTTACGGCTGGCCAGATCATGATTGCTACGTGCGTGTGCAGGTCGGGCCCTTCACAAGCGGCAATATAGCCTTCATCGCCCGACAGGTAAGCAATATTTCTTGCATCGGCTTGTGAGAGGTCAACGTTTCCAAGTTTCTTTCCTCTATCAGCAACGAACATTCGACGCATCTCATCGGTAATATTCTGCCCATTCGTGCCAGTCCACATAGGGTTCTCAGAGCTGGACCAGCGACCTGTGCTAGCGCCAGCAACGTTGAAAGAGAATCGCATTCGGCCGTCTTCGTCGATCGCCTTCGACGTGACTTTAATCTTTTCGCGCGCATCCCTCGAAGAAAGTATGAAGTTACAAATGAGGTAGGCATCTGGACCGATCTCCTTAAGGCGCTCGAGCGCCTCGATAGAGGTAGTTAGCTTCTCTACCCGCTCCTTCTTATCGTACTTGTACTGCGGAGGAAGCCTCATCGACTCGTAGAGGAGCTTTTGGCACTGCTTCGTTGAACGAGGGTTACAGCGCTGCCCACTGATCGTTTCAGATATGACCTCGAAGTACTCGATGAGCCGGGCTTCGTCCTCGTGGAACTTATGGTCGAGCCACATGCGCTCTTCCTGGTCAACCAGAATGCCCCGGAAGGTCATCTCCATAGCAGGCCCGCGCATACCTTTAGTGTACGCGTAGTGCATCTGCGTTATGGGGTCCTCACGCCAGTGCCGGATCGCCTCCCAGATTTCGGCTGTTGTCGTAACGTCTAGCCCGTTGTAGATTTGATCCGGGGAGGCCCCGGCTGGATAGTTTTCAGCAAAGTGGAGGACTTTTGCCATTTTGAAAGTTTCCCTATCTTACGCTCAGTAAGTGGTATATCAAAGCGCCGAGCCCACCGAGCACCAGCCCGCATCCCCCGGCTCCACCCGTAGTCAACATATATCGCCATAGCATCTGCACGTTTAATGAACTCCACAGCTAAGCGAAGGCCGAGCTTGCGCGCTTCTGGTGAACGGTCGTTCAGCATTTGCGTGAAGAAGCCATGAGAAGCGAATGGAGCCTCGCCACGGGAGATTGAGTCCGCGATGGCGAAGCGGAGATAGTTCCAGTTCCTGATCAGGCCCTCTGCGGTTTTCGAGGCATACCGGCTCTCGATAATGACGAGGGGAAGTCGCATTATTTCTCCTTGCCGACATCGCTTCCTCTAGGCCGCTTAGATTTCCAAGGCGGCGTCGCGGCGTAGACGGCAGCCAAGGACTCCAGGTCTTTTGCTAGCTCGGAGTACCGAGCGTGATGCAAGAGCATAGTGTCTTCGATTGGCCCTGTCGGGTAGATACCGTAGTGGGCGAGCCAAAAAGTGTCGTATTGGCCGTTCTGGAAGATTTTCGGAACCGGCCGCTGAAGCTGCTTACGGAGCCAGGCCCATGCAGCTATTTCTTCCTCTCGTGTTTCCCAGTAGTGATACCCAGGCTTTGAGCGATCAACGAAAGGGATGACGATACCGAGGCTCGGACGAGAGGCCAATCCAACCATAGTAATGAGCTTGGACCCAGTTGTTTCAATGTCACAGGCGATGTAGCTGGCGGACTCGAGATAGTATTCCTCGAAGAGCAAGAGGTCTGTGAGGGTCGGTTCGAGCCAGAGCGTTTTATGTGTGTGCCGCACCTCAGGAAAGGCACTCTCACGTTTCGCCTTGATGATATCCACCTGGACATTAGCGCGGGCAGTCGCTCCCTGGAAGATAGAGAGGAGGGTCGGAAGCACCTTAACTGGACGGAGAGTGCCCAGTAAACAGTGACCCCGGATCGATGAGACCCCCGTGAGGCCCGTAAGGGCCCGAAGCGCTGTGTTACCCATAGCGAGTATAAGATTTGGCTTCGCCGCATCGATCTCCTTTCCGAGGCGTTGTAACGCCGCCTCTCTTATTTCGTCGTTCTCCCAGAGGCGAGAGATGACGTCTCCAGGAGGTCTTTCATTGAATACGTTTGAAAGAGAAAGATCGGCTCTCTTGAGCCCAACATTTCTGAAAAGCTGAAATAACGCATGGCCGTATCGGCCCGTAAGGGGCGAACCAGTGACTTCTTCTGTTTCTGCAAATGCTTCTCCTACGACCATCAGGGGCGCGCCTGGCACAAGGCTGTCGGACCACCGACCAGGCATTAGACAACTCCATCGATTATGGAATCTGTGGCCATCCGGCGTCTGACGGTGTGGTGAGAGAGGTCCACGTACTTTTGCTCAGTATCAAGGCCAACAGCGCGTCTTGCTTTGAGGCTAACCGCCGCTGCAATGGAAGTGCCGCTTCCACAAGTCGGGTCAAGGAGGTCTGTGTTCTCATCGACCAGCATGGAGAGGAAATGTTCGACAACCGGGAGGGGCTTTTCAGAAATGTGCTCGCTGTCAGCAGAGCCCCTAGGGTGAGAGATAGAATTGGAAACAGGCCTAACGATAAAACGGTCTCCCCATGTGATGAAGAGGGCCATTTCATAAGTCCGCCTGGGCCCTCTTCTGGGGTCCGGTATAATACCTGCCAGGTCTGATTTGTGCCAGATAAGCGGGTACTCATCTACAACGAACCCAGGCTCGGACCTAAACCGCCCAGCCGCAGCGGCTCGATGCTTTGCTGCGGTCCAGAATACCATGTGCCCAGAAGGGGCGAGGATCTTAGGCCGTGCGATAAGTAGAGTGTCGAGGAGCTGAAAGAATAGTTCAGGTCGGTCATCATATCGATCTGACTGACGAGAAGCCTGCATTTGAGCGTCGTGCATAGACAGCCCGTAAGGGAAGTCACAGTGGAGCACATTGAAGGGTCTCCCATCGTAAGCTATAGCCCAGGAAAGGAAGTCAACACAGTATAGCTCGAAGGGCGCCTTCGGTGCCACTGGCCCCATTGGCATAAGCTGATCGGTGATAGCAGCATCAATATCCCGCGCCTGCCGGCGCGCATACTGGTTATAGATTGCCTTGGCTGAGGTTTCCTTCAGAAGGCCAGGGTTCTTCTTGATCTCCTGCTCGACAGTCAGCATCCGGCTAACAAAGGCGGGCGTGACATTCAGGGCGGCTGCTGTACGAGCGGCCGTCCAGTCCGGCTGAGTGGCCGTATAGGCGTCGTGGAGCTGCCGGATCGCTGTTACCTGATCTTTCCAGTCGAGGTCCGACCGCTTCAGGTTCTCTTCCAGCTCGAGTATCTTTCGTTCTTCTGTTGGAAGGTCCTCCCAGAGGGTGACTTTGATTTCTTCCAGCCCGAGCGCCTTGTGCGCCTCGAGGCGCCGCTCGCCAGCAATCAGCCGCCCGCTCCGATCCACGACGATAGGGTGCAACAGGCCGTTCCGCTTGATGCTCGCCTTCAGTTCTTCGAGCTGGGCCGGATCGATAGCAGAGCGCTGTCGGTCCTCGACCTTAATGTCGGATATCCGCATGGGGGCTCCGAGAGAAAGGGGCGGCCCGAAGGCCGCCCCAGTTGGCTACGTCCGATCCGGGCCGAGTTCGTTGACGAAGGAGACCATTTCGGAGGGCCTCCGCTTGGACGGCTGCATCACGATCGTGCCAGTGCAGTACTTGCCCTGGAGATCCGGGACGATCTGCTTGAAGGTCCGGCCTGCCACCTGCACGCCCATCGCTTCAGCAAATTCCCGGAGCCGATAGACCGCATCCTTCGTCATGAAGAAGGAGTAGTTCTGGAGGCGGTTGTTCCAGTCCTCCGGCAGCCGGCTCTGATCCACGTCAGCCAGCGCCGCGATCGGCTTCAGTTCCAACTCGATGAGGGGGGTTTTCTTCTCGTTCTGAGCCGCGCCCGGCGTGTGCTTCAAGATGAGGAAGCGGTAGGTGCCGCCAGGGAACGGCGGCGGCCGGATCGCAGTTTCGGCAGACATGTTCATGACATCTTCGAACGACATAGCTCTTCTCCTGCCCTGAGGTTGCGTTACGCCGCTGGCTGGGCTACCGACGGCGCCACCTGGACGGTATCCAGGAAGCGGAAAAACATTGCGAGATCAGCTTTCATTTCGCTTGGAACGACAGAAGGTGCAGGTGTTTTAAGGTCTAGTGCTGCCGTCATGCGAGTGTGCATGATGACTTCGATCTCCCCCTTTGGGTCCTTTCGCTTTTCGAGCGAAAGCATGGAGTTGAAGAAGCGCGGAACCTTAGGAGGGAGCTTGGAGCCGAGAGCGAGCGGGAACCCTTTAAGGGAACCCTGCTGCTCCGGTGAGCCGGTGAACATGATGTGAGAATTGACCACGACGTTGCAGGTAGTCATGTCAGAGAACACTGTCTCCAAGTACTTCTCTACCATGTCCATCGCGGTGCCGTAGTCAGGAATGGTCGCCCGCTCGAAGTGGTTGTTCATCGCCTGGACGTATCGCAGGCAGGCATCACCGAAGAAGCCTAGGGTATCCAGAATGAGCACGTCTTTAGTGCCCCAGGTCCGAGGTGTACCGAGGTTCCCGCTCTTCTCGACCCATCCTTTGGAAAGGTCGCTCATGGCCGTCATGGCTGCCATAGGGATGCCGTGCTCCGCAGAGAGCGGCTTGTCGGTGTACGTCTTGACTAGGACGTTCTGGCGTTTGTTCACCGGGAGAATGCCCGGGTCGAGGAGGATCTCGATGCCGGCGTCGAAATCCTGCACGAAGCAGCGGTAGTCGGCCTTCGCCAGGGAGCCGATCAGGGCTGTCTTGCCGGTGCCGGAAGGCGCACACATGAGGACCTTGTGCGGATGGGGCTTCACGGACATATCTGCGAGGGATGTCACAGCTGCTCTACCTCTTCCATCATGATGTTTGAGAACTCTTGCGCTTCCTGAGGTGTGCCCTTGTTCCAGGGCCGGAAGGCGAGGAGCCGGCTCGGCTCGGGGAAGTTGCCGGAGAACTGGAGCGCTCGGTCGTCGATTATGAGATAAGCCATTGGCTTGGCTATCGGCCATTGCAGGCGTTCGCGGTATTCGGCCTCGAGCCCGTTGTCAGCGAACCATTTCTGGATCGCCTCCACGCCGCCCGGATGCGCGCTGCGGCCTGAAAAGATCGCTACCTCGAAGTGATCGAGGGCTTCGCGGATGAAGTTGAAGGCCCCGGGCACAGGGCCATCAGCGATGTTCAGCACATCGGTCCATCCGCTCGTGTAGAGGTGGACTACGCCGTCGAAATCAAGGCTGAGAAGGGGCTTCTTCCAAGGCATTAGCTGCTCCAATCGTCCGCACCGCTGCGGATCTCTAGAGGGTTCCACTGTTTCTTCAGGAAGTGCTGTTGCAGGATCATCGGCCGGATGCTCGGGTCTTTCGAGCAAACGCCTCGGAACTGGCAGCCAGCGTACTTATGGCAAGACGACTCGTTGAGCGGCCAGGGCTTGTTGCCGTAGCGGAGGGCGTAGCCCTGAGCAATGCTAATCCACTCTAACGTGTTGGCCAGCCATTCATCGAGCTGGGCCTCCGTCCGCGGAGCGATGTGCCGGTGGACGCGAGTGAAGGTGACGGCTACCTGACAGGCGTCCACTATGATGCCGGAGACAGGCTTGTCGATCAGGACCTTGCCAGCGGTGAGGTATCCGGAGGTCTGCGCGTCGATAGAGTACTTGATGAAATACCACTGGCCGAGCGTAGAGGTCGTGTGCTTCCGCTCCTGGATGAAGGTTTCTCCGGCGAACTCACAGATCTTGTCGATGTGCCCACAATAAATGAAGGCGTCACCGTCTGGGCTCGTGAGTGGGAGCATGAAGCGGAAGGAGATTTCTAGGGCTGCTTCCCCGCTCTGAAGTCGGACAGTTTTGAGGGGGTCGTTGATGGCGAACTGCTCGGTGTACCAGATGATGCTTCGGACGAGGGTCTGCCGCGTGCGGTTGGAGTCTCCGTGCCAGAAGATGAGCGTTTCCTGGGCACCTTCTGTTCCTGCAGGGACCTCACGTATGCCTCCATCTGGGAGCAGTAGTCCATTAACTCGGCGCACAGTTTCGCGGAGGGCTTGGGCAACGACGAGCGAGAGCGACGCATAGTGGTCTGTTCCTTTAAGGCGGTGCCGGTCATAGGCCTCCAAGTAGCGATGGAGAAGCCCACCGAATACGAGGGGAGGGGCGGTGTCTTTTGGTATCCAGCCTTCGATGATAGCTAGCTGGTATTTGCGAGCACATTCTTTCAACAGGCTTATGGAACTGTTGTCCCAGGCGTGTTGCACTAGGGGTGCTGTGGTGCAGAAGAGCTGCGTGCTAGGTGCCTCGGCTGGCATCCGCGTTCTCCTTCTCGAGCTGTCGGCGCAAGTGCCTGGCCGCGTGCTCGATCTTCCAGCGCCGATCGGCCGTCCAGTGTACCGTAGTACAGAGGTTCTCGATCTCCCGGAGCACTTTCAAGATATCTGTCAGCGAGGTGAGGACTGTTTCACGCATTCTTAGGCGGAGGTTCTGGCTGTTGGTTTCCATTGAGGGCCTCGATTTCTTTAGCGATGGCTAGCGCCACCTTTACGGCCTGCCGGTGCTGTGCAAAGATGCTCGCCGACCGGACGTAGCGCTGGGCGAGCGCCTCGCTCGTTGAAGCGTGCTGACGGGCGATAGCAGCGGCCTGTTTGATAGCAGCTATGCGCTCGTCAGGGTGTGCGCCGGTGCAAGTCTCAGTGACGTGCAGAGCCCGGGCTTCGCGGTCGGTGATGCCACAGCGAGAACACATAGACTCGCCGTGACCGACGTTGCTGGGCACCCAGAGGTGCTGTAGGCCGCGCATCAGCGGCTGACCTTGATGAGGATGTAGACCGGGGCCGGGTTCGACTCACTGGTCGAATACAGCGCGCCCTGTGCGAGGTCTAGGGCGTCAGAGAGCTTCTCTCCGAGCGGGCCGGCATCGTTGCTGAGCCAGTTCCGCACGTCCTCGACGTTCGTCTCGAGCAGGTAGTCGGGTTCTTTCATCAGAAGGCTCCTAGAGCATGAAGAGCGAGGAAGATGACGAGCCAGACGATAGTAACTGCGATCGAGCCGCGCCAGAACCAGTACCACTCGAACGCATTGTTTGGAAGGATGGATTTCTGCATCTCAGATATCCAGGTTATCGATGGAAAGGGAGGCGTTCGCTGCCTTCTTCGCATCGATGTTAGGGTCTCCGTTTTCCTTCTTTTTCTTCCTGAATTTTCCTTCCGCTTCCATCTGCTGGAAACGATGACGCTCCGCTCGAAAGTAGTCGATGATGCTGGAAAGGTCCTTCTGTGTTATGAGAAGGGGGTCCTTCCGAAAGAGTTCTTCCAGGCCGTCCTCAGTCACCTGGGCGAGGATCGGTTCTGGGACCGGGCCGCTCGGTAACTCGCTCATTCTTCTCTACCTTTCTCCAGTCGATACGGGCGCTGTAGCACGCATGTAGAATGCTGATCGGATCGAGGTGTGCGTACTCTGGCGGGACCGTCACGAGCCGCCAGGTAGGCAAGCGCTGTGTCTGTTGCTGCGTATGTAAGAGTTCCTTCTCGATGACGGTCGGGTACTCTTCACCGCTTAGTTTCCGCATGACCTGAATGACCCAGGTCACTGAGGCGACACCAGGTCGCTTTCTAGCGGCCCGAGGTCGGGTAGCTGAATGTCTGGTGACCTGGCGCGAAGCGCCTCTGCCGTGCGGTCATCCAGGAACTTTAGCTGCCGCTCGATCAGGGCTCGGATCACGCGAGACTGCGCGCCGAACCCAGGGAAGTAGCTTTTAAAGCGGTCCATCAGCTCCTCGTCAAGCAGGAGGTGGAGATGGACTTTTCCGGGCCTTGATTTTGACATAGATACTCCTTGGGATAAGCAGTAGAACGAACGGGTCTCCCGGCTTGCGGAGAACTAACACCGGAAAAGGCGATCCCCTCTTGCGCTCCTCTTGCCGGACAGTGCCGAGGCACCGTTTCAAGTGCTCAACGTCCTGAGATCGGACCGCCAGCCCGTAAGGAGAGCTGAGGGCCCGATCCAGGAGTTGAATGCAGATGTCCCTGTTAGACAGGGGTGCTTACTGCGCAGCCTGCTGGCCGGGCTCGTCGCCCAGTTCGACATCGACAGCCGCGCCGGCGACCGCCTCCTTGCGCGCCGCGATGACCTTCGCGGCCTGTTCGCGGAAGTTCGGACGCTTCTCGAGGGTGGCGAGCACCAGCTCGTCCAGCTTGCCCTCCGGCAGCTCCTTGAGCTTCGTGCCACGCGCCTTGAGCGCGTTGACGACCGCCTGCTCGGCGAGCTTGTAGGCCTCCTTCTCGACCGGGTCCTGCGGCAGCTTGCCGGCCGCACGCACGCCGAACTGATACGTCTCGTCGTAGGCGTTCAGTTCGTTCTGGCCGAGTTCGGGAGCCTTGTCCTCGATCGCCTTCTTCATCCGCGCAGCGAAGTTGTTACGGATGTTCTCGGCGCGAAGCTGGTTGAGGGCGGCCGCCTCGTTGGCGGTGAGCTGGTGACCGGCAGCGTAGGGTGCGGCGATGGTGAAGAGGCTTCCCTGGATCACTACGGGTTGGGTGTTCATAGCGGCTTATCTCCTTGTGCTGGCCCGTTGTGGGCCGGGTTGTGCCGGCCCGTGGGCCGGCGGTACGGGTACAATATGCGCCCATGCGCCAAGCGTGTCAAGTGCCTTTGTGGGGCGGGCGCATGGGGTAGTTTCGCCGGTAAACATGGGTTAGAGACCGAGGTCCTCAATACTCAGCCCCTCTAGCTTCGGATCGACGGCGGGCCTTTCCCGCCCGAGTGCTTTGGCATGTCCAAGGGCGGCGTAGAACAGCTCCCAGAACTTCTCGGGCGTGTACCACGCCTCGTGGACTAGCTTCCAGAACTCGTCGGCGTTCTTCGCCTTCCCGGCGAGTATCCAGCCGTGGACGTAGACTGCGACAGAGCCGTCTGGCTCTGGGATGATTGCTGCCCAACGGGCAGGGGAAGGGTCCGGCATCGAATGCTCTCCTTCTGGATCAGTTCATACGTAGTGAAGGTCCGGCCACACGTAAGGCACTCTCGGACCCGCTTGGTTGAAGGACCGCTCCGTAAAGAAGCCGGCCGGGTGTCGAGTACAGCCGTCTTCCCTCCGCAGATACAGAACTGCATTCATCCCCTCCTCAATTTCTCATACGCCTTGTCGTATGTAGGTCTGAGAACCGCCTCCACCGCCTCGTACCACTCGGTCGCGGTCAGCCGATCAGGCTTAACGCTTGCCGCGACCATGCCGAGTGTTACTGTTAAGGCGAGGACGCACTCACCGGGGCTGTATTCGTCAGACAGCCCGGTGATTATGCCGGTGAGGATGTGAGAAAGCTCTTCCGCCTTCTTCTTTGAGAGCGCGTATGCCATCTGCTGTTTGAGCCGCTCGACCGCCTCGCTCATAAGCCGAGGTCCTCGATCGAGAGGTCGCCGGCCGTCTTACGGCTCTCCAAGAACTTCTGCTGCTTCTGCAGCTCTTCTTCTCGGCTCATGTCCGGGGTGAGAGCAGCTAGTGAGGGAACGCTTGGCAGCTTGGGCGGCCGGGGCGCGAAGAGATCTTCGACTGTCAGGTCAGCCGTTTCGTTCGTCTCGGCCAGCGACCGGATGCTCATGAAATAGAGTTCCGACATCGCTCTGGTTTCTCCAACGTAGATCAGGTTGTTCTCCTGGTCCCGGCCCGCCCCGCGTACCCGCTGGGGAGGAAGCTTCTCTCGGCCAAGGAAGTGCACTCGCCGGTACTCTAGACCTTTCGCCTTATGAATGGTTGAAAGCGTAACCATGCCCGGATGGCCCGGCCGATCACTGAAGAGGGCCTCGATCTTGTCGATGAACCAGCGGACGGTCGCACCGTTCGGGGCTGCTTCACAGATAGAGTGAATAGCGGAACAGCGGTCAGTCAGGGACTCGGCTTTGTCGAGCTTCCCCTTCTCGTTATGCTTCGTGCATTCAGAAGACAACCAGCTGTCAAGATGCTTCAGCGCCACCTCGAGGTCCATCGACTCGTCACCGGAAGCGCCCCTCTTCTTAAGAAGGCGTGCGAGGCCCGCACCGATATCCTTACCGAGGATGGTCGCAGCGATGCCGCGCTTGATGAGGCGGAGCCAGAGCGTAGCGAGCGGCTGATTGTAACGACAGAGAATGAAATCGCCCGGCCGGATCTCGTGTGGGCGGCTAACGCCGACCAGGCCCTCTGGAGCGTCCGGGCTCGACTTCATGTAGGGAACGATCTCGTTTGCCTGCCGGACCACTGCCTTCGGGCAGCGGAAGGAAACTGTGAGGGGCATCGGGCGGAGCCCAAACTGAGCGATCATGTTAGGGATCGAACGCACGTCAGCGCCGCGGAAGCCATAGATCGCCTGGTTGCGGTCTCCGGCAGCTACGAGGCGGCCCGACAAGCCGAGGAGCTTACGGAGCATCCGGTGCTGAAGAGTCCCGAGGTCCTGTACCTCGTCCACCATGACCAGCTTGAACGTGTCGAAGCGGCCGGCGATCGTCACAGGCAGATAGAGCTGATCCGTGAAGTCGATGATGCCCTCCCAGGCTTTCATGTTCATACGTGCTAAGAGCGTCCGCGCGCACTCGATCAGCCAGCTCGGGTCCCAGTCCTCTGGATCGATATCGGCGGCCTCAAAGAGTTCTGCCCAAGCAGCCGGCGTGTCATCCTGTGCACCGCCGGGCGAGCCGGCCGGGACTATCCCGGTGTTCCGAGCTGCATCAACCAACTTCTTGAAGTCCGGGCAGGCCATCGGGCTGCTATCGAAGCGCGGCCAGAGTTCCTTAGCCGTGAGATAGAGCTTGCCGGTCTCCAGGGTGAGCCGGCGACCGATTGCCCGGCCAAACGCTGAGTGACCGAGCGAGTTCATGGTGCGGACTGTGATCGGCAGGCCGGCTGTGTTCGCTCGCTCCTGAAAGGCAGTAGCGATATGCTTGTTGAACGCACAGACCAGCGTGCCGGCCGGCAGGATACCCTCTGTCTGCATCTGGCGGAGGCCTTCCTCCAAAGTGAAGGACTTGCCGGAGCCGGCGACTGCTTCGAGGACGAGGTTCTCGTTCGTCATGAGGAGCGCGTCGAGGAAGGCGCTCTGTTCTGGTGTAAGGGTTTTCATTTCTTCTCACTGCGTTAAAAGGTAAGGAACATGCAAACGAAGGCCGCAAGCGCGAGGATGATTATAACCAGCGCGATCCGGCCTGCGTACTCTTCCACTAACGAACTGCCTTTCTGTGGATCGGCACCACGTTGACCGGCTGGGCCGGTGTGAAGGTGACTACGAAGCCGAGTGCAGAAGCGACGGCCGCAACTGTACAGTGCATCGGCCGCTTCGTTTTGCCCTGAAACCAGTTGTGCAGGGTCTTCGTCGTGACGCCGCTCTTGTTCTCGATGTAGGTGAACGTCACGTCCTGGTCTGCGATGATCGTGCGAAGGCGATCGATCACAGGGTCCTTGTTGCGGAACAGGTAGCTCTGATAGCTCTTCATTGGTGAGGTCTTTCGTTTGTTACTGTGTTAGAGGTTACCACAACCGGCCGAAAAAGTCAAGGGGCCTGTTACGTTTTCGGACGCAGGTTCTCAGGCAAGTTCTGGTGCAACCAGTCGGTGAGGCCCGCTTCGCTGGCACCGATGCGGGGCGGCTCCCAGCCAAAGTGTTTCGCGACGAGCGCCAGAAAGTGCCCATAGGTCCGGCGGTCCGAGCGGACGTACCAGCGGGCTCCGCAAGAGCAACAGAGGTCCTTCCCAGGGACGTGCGAGAAGTCCTGGTATCGAATGACTTTGTGTGTCATCACTTTTTCCTTAAACAGGCTACAAGGTCTGTAGCCAGGATTGTAGGGACGGCGTAGCGCTCGATCAAGATCCGCTCGAACAAGACCTTCTCTATGAGAGTGAGGCGCTTTGTTTCGAGCTGCAGCGTCTGAAAGAGATACGCGCAGATATCGATGCTCTTACGTGCGCCGAGCGGCGGGCCTTCGTTCTTCATTTTCTCCTCCCAGTTTGGACAGATACGAACAGAGCCATCGACGTAGTTCATCTCGCCCTGCCAGCACGCCTCGCGGCGCGGCATGTCACAGAAGCCGCACTTCATGTACGGACCTTCTCTGCCGACACGCTCTGCGGCTTCGCGAGCGAAAGCTGAAGCGCCCTTGGCCCGTTCTTGTACCAGGCGCATAGGCGGTTCCAGTAGATAGAGGTTTCCTGCTCCGAGGTGAAGGTCATCTCGATAACAATCTTCATCTCGCCGCTGCGCTTCCAGTGGATATGGGTCAGCATTAGGGCGCCTTCTCGGGCGGCCGCTGTGGCATGGTCCACTGAGAGAGTTCCGTGATGCCTAGCGCTGTAAGCTCGGCGGTGTTCTGTGCGATCAAGAGGCCGATGATCGCTTCGACTGCTGCGCCAGTCACACCAATCGGATCAGTACCGGCTGCAATAGTGAGCATGCCGTTCAGAGAACCGGACTTGAGGCGGAAGATATCCTGCCGGGCCTCGATCAGCTGAAGGACTTTCTCTGCGTCTTTCTGTTTCATCTGAAAAAGGGGCCTTTCGGCCCCTCCCTCCGTGCTATGGCTCGATGAGTGTGACTTCGACTGCGCCGATGTTCGTCTCGCCGGACTCGACGCCCAGATCGACGAGGTTATCGTTCAGGTGCTCTTGCAGAGCAGAGGTGATATCGCTGTCGGACTCGATCTCGAGTTCCTCCTTCAACTCGTCAGGAGGCGCGTCGATTTCAGCAGTAATCAGGATACGAAACTTCACTTTCTTCTCCTCAGGTTATAACCTACGAACACACCGATAGCTCCCATGAACGCGCCCCAGATAGCACATGCTATCCAGGCGTTGTTCATGTTACTTGATACCGAGCCGCACAGCGGCCTTGGCGACTACGTGCTCGATAACAGTTTTGAGAAAACCATGCTCGTTTCGACAGAGTGACGTTGCGATATCTGCTTCGTATGTTCCTCCATCTCCGTCTGGTACCCGCGCCGCGCAGGTGAAACTGACTTCACCTGTTGGAAGGATTTCCATCTCGAACTTCCCGCCCGCCTTGATAACCTTTGCGGCGAGCCGGTCGATAGCTACAGAGTCTGTTTCAAACTCTTCCTGTGTGCGCCTCCCGTTAGGAAGGTGGTACTGTGTGAAAGGGATGGTCATAGCACTGTCCTTAACAGTCGTTGACTTTCATCTGCGGCGGGAAGTGCTTCAGATAGCTGCTGAAGTCTTGCTGATAGTGCTCTGCGATCGGACCCATAGCTACGCCGACCACAATCTCGGCTCCGCAGCCCTTGCACGCCCAGAGGTCACCACGCCAGAGCTTGTAGGGCGCCCAGTTTTCTGGCTCAGCCGTTCCGGGCAGAGCGCCTTGTACGGTAGGCATTCCTTCAATGAAGTCATACCCGTTCTTCTTTGGATAGAAGAACCGCTGGCACGGGACGCATACAGGCTTGAGAATCATTCCTTCCTCTCCTTTCTTGGCAGCGTGCGCCACAGAATGTCTCCGCGCGCCGGGATGTAGAGCAGTATCACGGCACAGATTATTATGATGGTGCTTATAGTCACAGCTGCTCCTGTTTGCCATCTGGGTGAACGCGGAAGCGCCAGCGAGAAAGCCGGCGCTTCCCCGAGAGGAGCCTGATCTCCGTGGCGAAGCCGTAGCGATTGTTCCCTTTCCAGTGAACGATCACTGTGGTATCGTACTTCTTTGCCAGGAGAACAGCGCCCTTAAGCGCGGTCGGGAGGTCCACCGGCCGAGATCCTTACAGTCGTATTGGGCTTCTCGAGCGGCAGCACGTATGCGTTCACCATTGTCATGGCATCGCCTGCCGCCTCGCGGAAGCTGTCGTATGGGCCGAACGCGCGGCGGCCCAGCGGAGAGACTTCATCTATGACGATGAAGCGGACTTTCGGCTTAGACACTGTAGTTTCCTTCTCTGGGGTTAGTAGCAGTTCGTCGTGACCTGGTTGCCGAACCGGTTGCTGTAGCAGGTGATCGGCGCTGGCGGGACGTAGTAGTACACCGGCGCCGGCTCGTACATGGCGCCAGCGGCAAGGCCGGCGGTCCCGACGATGAGCGCGGCAGCGCCCAGGACCATTAGGCCAGTGCCGACACCATCGCCGACCTTGTTCCAGTCAACGTGGCCGTCAGCGGTGCAGCCACTCACGGCGAGGGCTGTGGTGAGGATGAGGATCTTACGCATTTTCACTTTCCTTGTGGATCGGTACTGTAGCGTACCAGGAACCGGCCCCCGTAGGGGCCGGAGACTGCTGCGCTACGAGCAGGTGACCTCTGGGAACGGAGCGTTTGCAAGGGCCATAAGGACGTGACGGAACGCAGCTACTGCGTCAAGTGCGTTTAGTGCGGTTACCTGGGACCGTACCACTGGGAGGTCCGGAAGGCCGGCTGTGATTACGTACACGCCGGTTGTTCCTTCAAGGGGCTGGATAGTGAAGTGCATCATGCTGGGAGATCCTCCAGTTCCTGTTGTAAGAGGTCAATGATCGCTTCGATCCGGGTTGTACCGTAGCCGATCGGCATAGGCGGCTCATAACTGGAGCGCACCGCGCTCCAGTCGAACTGTCGTAGAGGGATCGGCTTCGGGTCGTACTCTGTGATGATAGGGTCAGTCATAGAGATCACTGTCATCGTAACCTACCTTATCCTCCATTCTTTCATCGCGCCAGCGGTCGTATGCTTCGTCCGGGTCTCGCCCGTGGACGAGGCAGTTCCTGTTTAGGCGAGGCTCCGGCGGGTCGATGTCTGTTGCGTGGACGGTTGTCCAACCGCAGGTGCAGTCCGGGTCCTCGCCCGGAATTTCGTCAGCGGGAAATGGCATTGGTCTCTTCCTGAGAAAGCAGTGGCTCGGCCGAATAGCGCTGTAGTTTCTGCTCTGAGCAGTTCTTTTTTGCCCAGGCGATAGCTGTTGCACGGTCCTCGAATGGACCGTAGTAGTAGGTCACGCCACCTGAGAAGACACGTAGGATGTACATATTTTTCTATCCTTTGTTTCGGCCTGTCAGTTGGGTTTCGGCCTGTCAACCGGGAATGCCGAGGGTCGCGGCGATCGAGGCAGGCGTCCATGCCTCGAACAGGGAAATCGAATGTTCGATCTGGTCGAGCAGAGAATGCGGGTTCTCGCCGGTCTCGTACACTTCGAAGAGGTGGTTACTGGGCGGGCCGCTCGGCAGCCATACAGATGCTGCGGCACGGAACTGGACGAGCGAGCCGTTGATTGTCATGTGGATCGCTACGTAGGCGAGGTGGTCCTTAGGCGCTTTGGCCTTTAGGACAGCGGAAAGCTGAGAACAGCGGGTGTTCAGGGCCTGAGCGTCGAAAATCATTTCTGCGTTCCTTCTAGGAGGGTTTGCTGGGTTTCGGCCTGTCAGCCGGATTAGCGTGCCGCCTTGACGAGTTCCCATGCGGCAGCCAGGGACATGCCCTGGTTGTCCATGAGCCACTTGACCGGGGCGACCGAGTTGCCGGCCTCTGCGTAGGCGCGGCGGGCGCCTTCAGGGAGCGGGCAATCCGCTGCAACTCGTTTGCCCTGGCAGCGTACCGAACCGTCGAGGAGCCGCCAACACTTGACGAGGCGGTCATCGAGGATGACCTTGGAGCCGGGCGGAAGTCTCTGCATTTGTTTCTGTCCTTCTAGGAGGGTTTTCGGAAGACCGCTTTGCGGCCGCAGGGCGGATTAGTCCCTACCCCATGAGTGTCGCATGTTTTCCGGGCGTTGTCAAGGGGGCTCGTTAACTTTCTTTTCAGTTGCTGTTTCAAAGTGCTTGTAGATTTTCTCCCTTGCTTCATCGAGCTTTTTAAGTAGAGGGTTGCCTGGCAGAAGACCTATTGCTAGGTCTGACATCAATTCGAGTCGGGCGATAGCTTCTGCTCTGTTTATGGTGTCCCAGCCATTATTCAGGAGGGCAGCTAACATTTTCTGTTTATAACTTCGCTTCATGGCTTGAGGTCCTCAAAGATATCTTGTGGACGCAGCGTACCTGTTTCTACGCGCCTGTGATAATCGGCAACGTCGAACTTGTCAAGCCTAATGGCACAGGCTTGCCATGCTGCATCTACGTCGATTGATGGCTCGGCTTCGATAATACCTGCAGCGCACATCATGTCGTGCAGAGGGTCCTTCGAGATAGTGAGCGTACAAGTACCGTCCTTGTGTTTGTCAAGCGTGGAGGTCATGCGGAGGAGCGGCCAAATGCCTGATGAAACGTTGGACATCTCAAAGAGAGTCTTGTCGGCATGCCGGGCCTGGGACAGCAAGAGGCGGAGCCGGATAGCAATCTTCATGTTGTCAAGCTGAAACTCGATCGGGTCGCGCAGTGCGTCATACCAGGTTTTGATATAACGCTTATCGGGTGGGGGCGGCTTGCGATTACGCTTGGTGGGCATGGCGAGGGCCTCGCGTGATGGGATCGCGGGGTAGAGTATGACAGAACTGCGGGCAATTGTCAAGCAGTATCGTGGGGTATCGTATTGGCACTATGGTCTTATGCTCGTAAGGTTTTTCAGAGGGCGTCCACCGGCCGCTCTTAATATATAGTAGTTATTTTTTTTTTGAACTAACTCAAGACACACCTGCCCTGCGACAATAGTTACGAGCATAAGACCGTAATGCCGTAACCAATAACATGATACCCCAACTTTACCTGGTTAACTACCCCAACCACCTCAGCCGCCCCAGCGATCTTAGCGCCCCTTGAAAAACGATAGTCCTGATCTTAGCTCCGCCCTCCGGGCGGACAAGCGAAAACGGCCGCCTTTCGGCGGCCGTCCTTCATCGGTTCAAGGCGTAGTAGAAGAGCACCATGACGGCGCCTGCGATTGCCCAGGTGACGAAGATCACGACACCTGGCCGTCCAAGAAGTCTCGGAACCAGATCGGCCCGACAGGGAGAGATCCGGCCCGGGTGAAGCCCTTCCGCAAGGAGCCATGCGAGCCGAGATAGAACTTGAACTCCCAACTCGGGTGTTCCATGACGACCGCGCCGCGCGCGAGTCGCTTTGTTATTTTCCACCCGCGCGCTTCGAGTGCGCGGCCATATGTTTCTTGCTGCGTGAGTGACATTGAACGTTCCTTCTAGGTGAACGGTACCTTGAACGGTACCCGGAACCGGCACCCTGAAGGGTGCCGGAACCGGCTGCCGTTCCTACTCGGCCGCTTCCGCGATGACTTCGGCCGCCTGGCCGATGAAATCCAGTCGCGTCTTGACGTTCGAGTCGATCTTCGCCGAGAGCGCGCGATAGTCCTTCATGGAAAGCTTGCCCTTCAGGACCTGCTGAGCCTCGGTTCCGTTGAGGCCCTTCAACTCGGTCTTGATGGCCGAGCCCTTCATCTTCAGGTTATGCGTCATATAGGCGATGACGCAATCCAGGCGGTATTCCTCCGCCGGAGTCAGGCGGGCGGTGTGGGAACCGATCGCGCTGCGCATCCAATCGTAGATGCGCTCGTGCAGCTTTTCCTGCTGCGCGCGCTTGTACTCGGGCGAAGCCGGATTACCGTCCTCGTCTTTCGCGATTGCACCCTTGTCGGTATACTTCTGGTGCAGCCCGTGATAGAGCCCGCGAACGATCATCGAGTCATCGCACTTAGTCAAATCAACTCGGAACGTCGCGCCCGTGGAAGCCGGAGTCACGTCGATGAAATCCGGCAAATTAAACGTCGGCATTTGGGGAACCTTTGCGTGAAAGTTTTTCCCACGCGCGGCACAATGCCCGCATGGGCCTTTGTACCTATTACCAAACCCGACCGATGTTGGTCCCGACGGTTTCCCGGGAGTCCGTCGCCGTTAGGCGCGGGCCAGGAAGAGTCCCCACCCACGCGGGGGGGATTTTCGGGCGAGGCCCGCGGGGTTCGCGGCGGGCCGTTTCAACAAGGTCATAATACACGCTTCGGCAAAGGGAAGCTGTGTTTGTTGAGCATGGCAGCTATGCGCTATGGGGTAGTCTACACCAAAGCGGCTCGTAGGAAGACTTTCCTTGACAAGTGCTATTCTCGCAGGTCTGGTATGTAGGAACTGCATAGGATGAGGCCTACGGAATAGGACTCTTCCTACGCGTGGGCTGCATGGCAGGCATGCAGTCTTTGCACTTGCGCCGAGGCGGCGGAAGTGGTATACTCCCCCCATAGCCAGGGACTAGAACGACGGGCCATAAGCCGTGAAAGTTTCTCCGCAGTTTAGAAAGTACCCCAACCTAACCCCATTCTCTCTATCGTACTCTTTACGCTCCTCCAACAATCGGCAGCGCGAAGCGCTCGCGGAACCTGCTATGGTAAACTTTACAACCTCATAACAATCGGCACAGTTCGATTGACTTTTGATGCGAGCCTGGTAGAATACCATATGGGCACCCGGCAAGCCGGGAAATGAGTGTGGAAATGGGCAATGACGCAGCGAAGCTCGCCCCGATGCGGCCCGGCCCGCAGATAGAGGTGACGCTAGGCCCTGGTGGGCTGATCAGCGGAGGCATGACTAACGAGCCTTCCTTCCGGCATGCCGGCATCGCGGCCGCTGAAGATACTGTGTTCGAGGGGGCCACGCCCCACGGGGATGACGTTTCCGTAGAGGATGTGAGGGAACTGACTGAGGAAGAGGTGGTGAATGCGCCCGGCCCGCATGAGAAGAACAGCGGATCGACTGGCCCGGCAATCAGAGCACTTAGATATCAGCACCATGAAATTGCTCGACTGCTTGCAGCAGGTACAAAGCCTTCGGAGATCGCCCGCATCCTCGACGTCACAGTCCCGACAATCGCCCGGCTCATCGCCACCCCGCAGTTTCAAGATCTGCTGCATGGATATACCACTGCCAGAGACCACGCCGCGATTGACATTGGAGTACGTCTCAAAGTCGCCGGCGCAATCGCGCTCGACAAGCTCACAGAGAAGCTCGAAGGGACGCCGGGCGTAGCGATGCCGGCAGACTGGCTGACCAAGACTGCCCTTGGCCTAGTAGATCGGGCCGGACATGCGCCTGTGCAGAGGACCTTCCATGCCTCAGTCAACACCGCAATCAGCCCTGCAGACATTCGAGCAATGCGGATGGAGCGGGCCGCGCGTACAGTCGTGTTGGCTCCGCATACCGGACCGGATGGCTCCCTCAAGGCCGATCATCGGCCGGATGACTCCTTCTCAGGCCCGAGGCTTGAGGCACGAGAGGAAGGTCTGGGAGTATCTGTGCAGGATACAGCCGACGCTATGGCCCGAGATGATGCTGCTGCGCAACCCGTGGTTCCAGAACCTTAGGTTCCCGCCGTTACCGGCTGACAGGCCGAGAGCAGCAGAAACCCAGCCAGAGGAGTTGAAAGATGCCCTTTCCGAAGAAGGCGAGCCGGTCGGGCGGAGGCCCGAAGCGGACGACGAAGCGGGTCGCACCTTCGGCCCCGATGCCGGTTCCAGTGGGCGGCCCACCGATCCCGCCGCTGGACCCGAGTATGGTGCCGGTACCGGGGGTAGCGCCGGTCGGCCCGCCTCCTGGCCCGCCGATGCCAGGGATGCCAGGGATGCCGGTCGGCCGAGCGATCAAGGGCCTTCGGTAGAAAAGGCGCACCCAACGCGGAGCTTGGACGATGCCGAGCAAGCCCGAACTGGAAAACCTCCTAACCGAAGTCTCAGCTCTCAAGCCGACGAACCAGAAAGCCTTTCTACGTCAACAGGAGCTTATCCGCGCGGTACGTCTACAACTGGGCTTGCCGGCCGGTCAAGCTCCGGGCCGGGTGCGGACGGTCGTTCCACAGGCGAAGCCAAGGAGTTGAGAGATGCCGCTCAAGAAATCTCCCTCGAAGAAAGCAGTCAGCGAGAACATCCGGACAGAAATCAAGGCCGGCAAGCCGCAGAAGCAGGCCGTCGCGATCGCGTTGGAAACTCAGCGGAGAGCGGGTGGTGGGAAGCAGCGGCCAAGGGGGCGGTGATCGGCCCGAGGGCAAGCCCGGACCTGGTAGGGATATGCCGGGACTGGGGCCTGATCGTGGAGGCGAAGCTGTCAGTCACCCCGCAGGCTGAGGAACAGCTGAAGCGGTACAAAGAAATTTGTGACAACGTCTGGCCTGGCCGGCGCTGGGTGCTAGTCCAGGCAGCAAGGAACTGGCGGGCGGGCGTGCCCTACTGGGTGGTCGGTCCGGGCAGTTGGGAAAGAGCGAGTAGGATGGTGGCCTGGCATTTCCAGGCAGCGTAAACAAGGAGCTGAAGAATGAAGCCAATGATCTGTATGGTGATCCCACTCGGCGAAGCCCCTGGATACCCGGACCAGGGACTTCCTGGTGGCCCGCCAGGCATCTGGCCGTCGCCAGGGCACCCGGCTCACCCGATCGCACCAGGCGGCCAGCCCCCTGGTATTTGGCCAAGTCCTGGGCACCCGGATCAGGGTCTTCCGCCTGGTGCAGGCCATCCGTCGCATCCGATCGCTCTGCCCCCGATGCCTGTGCATCCCGAGCATCCGATTGCGGGGGTAGGCGGAACGCCAGAGCACCCGATCTATACGCCGCCGCAGCCCGGGCACCCAAGCAATCCGATCTACATTCCTGGATCGCCAGAGCACCCGATCGCGCTGCCGCCCGGCACAGTGTGGCCGCCGCTCCCGCCTGACGGCGGCTCGGGCGTGGTGGTCGTGCTTGCGTGGGTACCAGGTGTCGGCTACCGCTGGGTGGTGATCGATACCTCGCAGCAGCCGGACCAGGGCCTGCCGGGAGCGCCGCCAGCGCCGGATCAGGGACTTCCGCAGCCGCAGCCACCGACTGCACAGCCGAGGCGCCGGTAAGTCCGCCCGAAGGGCGTGCGATAGGCACGCGAGTGAACGTAAAAGGAGATGTAGAATGAAGAGGCTTCTGTTTGGTGCGATTGCTGCACTTGGACTGGTGCTTGGCCAGCCAGCTGTAGCCGACCCGATCATCACGTTCGGTCAGACGGCCAACGTCAACACTATCACCGGCACGGCGTCCGCCAGCGGCACCGTCTGGGGCAACGACAACATCGCTGTTTCGATCAGCCAGATCGCGGCCGGCGTCGTTACTCCAGTCGCGGCCTTTCTCGACGTGCATGCTACGTCGATCAGCGGTGCTGTGTCGGTCGGCGGGGCTATCGTTCAGCACTTTTCGGGTTCGTTCTCGATCAACAGCCTTGCCAACAACACCGGCACTAATTACCTCAGCGGCCTGTTTTCGGACGCGGCGATCACCGCGAACGGAGCCAGTGCCATTGCGGTGTTCGCTCCTACGGCCAGCTTCGTTTCGGACGTCATCACTACGCTGGGCCTGCCTCGTGCCATCGCGTTCTCGTTCAGCAACGTGACGCCGCCGGTCAGCCTGGCGGCCTGCACGACTTGCGACGGCGGCGGAGCGGGGCAGACCATCGCCTCGTTCACGGCAGCTGTGGCCGGCGTCGCGTCGGCTGAGGTGCCGGAGCCAGCAACACTCGCCCTGTTTGGCGGCTCGCTGCTCGGCCTCGGTATCCTGCGCCGGCGGAAGAAGGAGGATCAACTCGCGGCCTAAGCACCGCGTGTAGAGATTCGTAAACAAAGGGAGCGGCCATAGAGCCGCTCCCACTTTTACCCTCACCTCCGGTTTCTCTAGAGGAGGTGAACATGGCAGAGACTACTGTACCGCCCCGGCCCGGCCAGCCCGGCTCACCGGCTCCGGCCCAGCCACGACAAGGCCCGCAGACCAGTTCCAGCCCGCTGATCAATCGCGGCCCGCTGGAGCCACAGCGCGCAGCGGGGTACGACCCGGAAACGGGAACGTATCTGGAACCGGAGCAGCCGGAAGATATTCTGGAGGCCCGGAAGCGCGTTGCGGAGTGGGACTGGTCGAAGGAGCCACGCGACTGGTCTAGCGTCCCGACGTACTTTACGCCGGAGGCGCCACCTCCGGAGCCGCGTGTAGGCGGCTACACATCGAAGTCGGGAGAAACGATCACTTTCGCTGGCACGACGGATGAGACTCGGGCACTGGCAGCACTGAAAGTGCTGAAGAATATGGGCTATACGGAGGACCCGGCGGATCTGCCAATCCCACCACCAGCCGGCACGTCGGCGACTTCGCTTCAGGCAGGGATGACGACGAACCGGGCCACTGGCGTGCGGAGTGGTCCGTAGGCATGGGCGGAGGTTTACCTGGGCTTGGGGGGCCGACTGCCCCCCAAGTTCCGCTGGACCAGCTACTCGCTGGTCTGGTGACAGCTCCACCGGCCGTTACGGCTCCACAAGTGTTCTCGGGCGGTGACCCGAACACCTCGATGCAGATAGCTAACCAGGTGACGCAGCCGCCTGGACCGCCTGGGCCACCGACCGGCCCGACGATGCAGGCTGGAGGCCCGGCACCGGGAGCACCGGCTGCACCGCAAGCACCTGGCGCACCGTTGCCTCCGCAGGCGAGCATGCCGGATCACATGCAGCCCTCGAGATTCACCTTTGGCGCGCATCAGCTGCAGCCAGCGCTAGCCGGGCTTGGCGCGAAACAATTCACTCCGCCGATCCAGCCGACGCCGTTCGGGATGTAGCTACAGCAACTACACCCCCGAGGGGGCCCCAATTTTATGAGTGCTAAGATTTACGTCCCTGTAGAACATTTAGCGGGCTTGGAAGTGAAGGACCGTGTGCAGCGGTGCTTCGAGGACCCGGTCCTTTTCTGCCGGTACTACCTCGAGCATATGTTCCCTCTGCCTATGCCAGCGGTTCACCGGGGGCTCTTAGCGATTTTAACGCGGCAGACTCGGTTCCTCGAGGTCTACGGGGAAATCGACTGGATCTGTGATAACTTTGTGATGGAGAGGGACGGCAAAACCTATCGGATCTTTGAGAGGGGTGAGGACTATGTGCTACGCATGTACCTTGGGACTCATACCCTTGTGCTTATGCCAAGAGGCTTCTCTAAAACTACTCTGTGCGGTATTGCTGACTCCCTTTATGATATATGCTATCAGCTTGTCCAGCTTTCCGCGTATGTCAGCCACGCCGCCCCACACGCAGAAACACAGCTTGAGAATGTTAAAAGAGAACTCGAGGCGAATACTCGCATCCTCCACGACTTCGGCATCCTTAAGCCAGAGCGTAGCACCGGGAAGCATTGGTCTGTTGACATCTTTGAAACCACGAACTCCTGTGCTATGGTCGCGAGAGGTGCGGGAGCGCAGATCAGAGGTCTTAACCTTCAAGGAATACGACCACAGAAAGTGAAAGTGGATGACGTAGAGGACAGGGAGAGCGTTTCTACAGAGGAACAGCGGAAGAAAATGAGGGTCTGGGGCTATGGAGATCTGCTGCCATGCCTCCCAGCGCTGGATCCTTTAGCTGCTATGGTGGTTATTGGCACTGTTTTGCACCCAGCCAGTCTTTTAATGACCTGGGCGAACGACCCGAAATTCAGTGTGATAAGGTTTGGGGCCCTGGATCGGGCTGGGAAGCCGATCTGGCCCGAGAATATGTCGGTAGAACGGCTCGAAGCGGAGAAGCGAAGCTTCACTCGGGCCGGAGAGCTGTCCACATTCTACTTAGAATATCATAATCAGGTCCGAGCAGAGGAAACTCAGATCTTCCAGCAGCGGTTTTTCCGCTACGGGCCGCCCACGCCGGAAGATGGCTCCCTGATCTGGGCAGTTTACTGTGATCCGGCGATCTCTGAGGCGAAACGCGCTGACAGTTCGGTGGTCTATGCCGTTGGAATGTCCCTCAAGACAGGAAGACTCTTCGTTCCGGCCCCCTGGGCGCAACGAGGAGCGAAGCCAAGAGATATCATCGACGCATTCTTCAATTATAGCAAGCGTTACGGTGCAACTCATCACGGAGTGGAGGCAAATCAGTATCAGGCGGCGTTGGTACACCTCATTAGGGCGGAAATGTTCAAGAAAAAGCACTACTTCGACATTCTACCCATCATACATGGCTCTAAAACATCGAAGTACACGCGGATTAAGGGCGTTTTGCAGCCTCGATACAGCAACGGGTATATCCAGCACTACGTACCGATCCCGGAGCTTGAAAGTCAGCTCCTGGACTTCCCATCAGGGGTGCACGACGATCATCCTGACGGTTTGGCCGGGGCTATCGCGCTCCTCGACCCTGTTGCGGGGGCTGGAGCGGGCAATGAGGACGAAGTTCAAGAAGATCCTGTAGATACAGATGTCTTTAATGAGGGTTGGAGGGTAGCACCATGACAGAACCTAATATTTGGCTGCGTGGGCTGCTCGCAGGCGCGTCACCGGACATTATCCCTGGTACTGGAGGCGGAGCAGCGCCGGGTGGGTTCGCTGGTAATCCACAAGCCTTTGGTCCGTTCATGGGATTGCCGGGAGCAGGTGGCGGGTTCCAGCCTGGAGGCTTTAGTCTCGGTTTGCCGGGCGGCGGATTACAGCCTGGAGGGTTTGTAAGGGGGGAAGATTTGAATGCGAAGATGGCTGCGTATGCTGCTGCGGCCGCAGAGCGGAATGCTGACCGAGGCGCAAGATAGGAGGCTATCATGAGCGGTGGATGGTTTGACTGGCTGCCTGGGTTCTTGGGCGGCGCAGGTGGTGGAGCGGCTATGCCACCAGAGACGTTCGGCCCGAAGGCTCCGATCGATCCGACTGGCGTGATGGGCATGGTGCCTGGAGATCCAACAGGTGGTCCGCCTGTTTCACAGACTTCCATGGCGTTCACGCCCGGGGCGCAGAAGGGCGGCTGGCAGAACCAGCTTGCACAAGCGATGTCGCGCTATCGACAGGCACAGCAGGGCGGGCAGCAGCAACCGCGAAGCCAGCGGATGACCGAGTGGTTTGGACCTCGCCGGATCGGCTGAGGTAAGGAGAGTACGATGGCCGGACCCGGACCCTCAGATAGTACGATTAGCGGGCTAGAGACGACTGAGCCGACGCCTGGGCTCTCGAATGAGCCGAGGAGCGAATGGCCAAAAGCGCCGGACCCGGGTACCAAGCCGATCGACCTTTTGCGGCCTCACTCAGAACTGCACCAGAAGGTGATCGACTATTTGGATCGCCGGCTCGACCTGTCGGAAAGAAAGATGTCCGACTTCTATGCGCGCTGGCGAGTGAACGAAATGAAGCTGCAGGGGTATATTACACTCCCTGACTATGAGAAGCTTCTCAAGGAAATGAACGACAAGGGGAAGGTGCCGCAAGCGACAGCGATGATCATCCCTTACTCTTTCGCGACGCACCAGACGTTCGTCACGTACCTGACGCAAGTTTTCTGCGGCCGGAAGCCGATGTTCCAGATTTCCTCGTACAAGAAGGAGAACATCGAGGCGGCTCAGCGGATCGAGACGCTGACGCAGTACAACGTTGACAAGACTCGAATGATCAAGTGGATTTACCAGCACGTCTCAGATGCCCTGGCCTATGGCGTCGGCGTGCTGCGGAGCCGCTGGGTCCGAGAAGTCGCCCTTCGGACTACGAGAGCGCCTTTGCCGTCTGGCACAGCAGTTGGTATGGCTTCTGGTGGCGCTCCAGTGCCACAGAGGAAGCCGACCATCGTATATGCTGGAAACATGGTGGAGTCGCAAGACCCGTTCATGTTCTTCCCGGACCCTCGCGTCCCGATGACGGAGGTGAACAAGCGCGGAGAATTTGTTTTCTGGCGCTGTTATGAAGGGAAGCACATTCTGAAACAGATGGAAGGAATGGGGCTTCTGAAATGGGTTGAGGCGGCTAACTCGAAAATTCCGACTTCGAAATGGGTAACAGGAGGTGAAGAAAGCGCTCGGTCCCTCGTCGCGGGCGGCCAGGCCCACCCCGGCACCCAGGGGAGCGATGAGGGCCGAGGCGTCACATCGTACTATCAAGTGGATGAGGGGACTGTTACGCTGATCCCGGCAGAGCTAGGGCTCGGCAAAGAGCAGTATCCGGTGAAATTTCTGTTCACGATACTGAACCGCTCACAGATTTGCCGAGCCGAGCCGCTAGAAGCTGACCATGATATGCACCCTGTTTCGGTGACTGAGCCGTTGACGCTTGGCTACGGGTTCGGCCACTGTGGCATGACAGACTACATGGGACCGATCCAGGATGTCATGTCTTGGCTGGTAAACAGCCATATCTTCAACGTCCGGAGCGCTCTCAACAATATGTTCCTGATCGACCCGTTGAGGGTCGAGATGCAGGACGCCAAGAACCCAGAGCCCGGCAAGCTTATTCGTCTGAAGCGGGCTGCCTGGGGCACCGACGTGCGAGAGGCGATGATGCAGCTCCAGGTTGCAGACGTGACCGGCGGGCACTTAAAAGACTCTGAGGCCTTTATTCGGATGGCGCAGTATCTGAGCGGCGCTACGGACAATGTGATGGGCCTGCAGGAGGCGAGCGGCCGGAAAACTGCCACAGAAGTCCGGACGGCAGCTGAAGCTGGCGCTAGCCGGCTCGCTTCGATGGCGAAACTGATTTCTGCACAGAGCCTTGTTGATGTAGCAGAGCAAATGGTGATCAACCAGCAGCAGTATATGGACCCGAAATTCGTACAGCAGGTGCTCGGGAATGACGCTATGCTGCTTGGACAGGGCCAGTTGCTGATGCCGGACATGATTGCAGGAGATTATCAATTTCCTGTGTCGGACGGCACTTTGCCGATTGACCGAGTGGCGTTGTTGGAGGTCTGGAAAGAGATCTTCATGGCGATCGCGCAGTCCCCGCAGCTGAGTGCGACCTTTGATATTGTAAAGATTTTCGAGTACACAGCAGAACTGGGCGGGGCGAGGAATATTGAGGACTTTAAAGTGCAGATGACTCCGGATCAGCAGGTGCTCGCGCAGGCACAGGCAGGAAATGTTGTTCCAGCTGGCATGGCGGCAGGGAAGATGAATGGCGGGGCTCCGCCGGGTGGCGGACAGCCGACTGGGCAGGTGCCCCCGCCGCAGGGCCGGCCGATGCCTGGCGCTCCGATGCCGGCCTGAGAGTTTTCTTGAATTGGGGAAACAGCCGAGGTAGAATGCCATATGAATTTAGAGACCTTTTTAGCGTCAGTTGAAAGCGAAACCAGCGAGCCGCTGGAGAAGCAGGAAAAGATCGCGCTCGGGCGGATGCTTTCCTCAAGCCTGTTCTTGCGGGCCTGTAAGAGCTTCACCGAGCAAGCAGTCAATTCGACTGGGGCTTTTACCAAGCTGGATCTGAACACGCCAGAAGGACTGGCGAAGGCGAAGGATCTACAGCTGCAGGTGAAGGCGACCTTCTTTGTGCTTGAAACCCTCATCATGCAGGCCGAAGTGCCGAAGGAAGAAGATAAATGAGCGGAACAGGAAACCCCGGATCGGGCGCTCCTAGCAGCAGCCCAGCCCCCTCGTCGCCAGCGCCGGCTCCCGCATCGCCTTCACAGGCACCGGCAGCCGCACCATCGACGAGCCCGCCGCCATCAGGCGCCCCTGGTGGTGGTTCTGCTCCTGGCGGGACAGCCCCGTCGGCGCCATCTCGTCAGGAGCAGATGGGCGTTCCGAGTGAGGTTGTCGCTGTTCTCGGATACGATCCGTTTGGGCCGCCAGAGGAAGCTCCCCCGCAGCCTCCGCCGGCCCAGCCGCAGGCTGCTCCTCCGCAGCCGGGTCAGCCGGTTGCACAGCCTGCGGTTCCCGGACAACCTAACGAACTGGAGACTCTACGGCAGCAGCTCGGCCAGATGCGACAGGAGCTGCAACAGTTCCGACAGCCAGCTCAGCCGGCACCGGGCCAGCCCGGACATCCGGCCGGGCCGATCGATCCGGTACCTACGTATCAGTATGAGATCCCAGATCAGGTGCTCTCGCTAATGGCGTCGGAGAACCCGGCCGACCGAAAGCTCGCTCTTGGGAACGTTATGACCGCCGTCTCTCGCTCGGTCCACGGACTGATGCAGAAGGAACTGGCGCAGGTGATCCCTGCGCTGGCCCGGCAGGTGATGACGGAGCATCTTGGGCAGCAGGAGGTCGGCCGGGATTTTTACACCAAGTACGCGGATCTGGACAAGCCGCATTTGCGGCCGCTCATTTACCAGATAGCGGCTGGCTGGGCGCAGCAGAACCCGCAGGCCGGCTGGACGGCTGATACGCGCGATGCGATTGCTCGCATTGTGTATCAGACTTTCAACATGCAGTTCCCGGGCGGCGTACCGCAGGCACAGCCAGCTCCGCCGGCTGCCCCGGTGATGATGCCTACCATGACGAGGCCAGCGGTCTCGCACATGGCGACTGAGCAAGAGGAGATGATGGATCTGTTGCGCTGAGAGTTGGTAAGCGGTCCACGGGGGCGAAAGCCCTGGCGGGGAGAGTCTTCCTCCCGAGCGGCCGGATCGTTATCACTGAAGCGGTTTGGAAAGGAGTAGAAACCGTGAGGAGTACTGGTTATGGCGATCCAGGGACTGCGCGACAGCAATCAGTTTGTCACTGATGCTCGGCCGAAGAATTATCGAGAACTCATTCTTCGACTCTATCCGAACGGCACGGCGCCGCTGACCGCTCTGACGAACGCTATGTCGAGCGACAGCACGGACGATCCCGAGTACGCTTGGTGGGAGAAGGCGCTCCCGAGCCAGCGGCTCGCTTTCAGTGCGGCTATCACGAACGTGGCGACTGCCGTGGTCGTGGCGAGCGGCGCGTTCAACTTCCGTGCGGGGCATGTGCTCCGTGTGGAGGCCTCGAACGAGCTGATGCTCGTGACGGTTGACCCGACTGTCGATACGGGGCTGACGGTGCAGAGAGGGTTTGCCGGAACGGCGGCCGCAGCGGTCGATCCGACAGTCGCTGGTACGAACCCGTTCTTCCACGCGATCGGGAACGTGAACGAAGAAGGTTCTATGCCACCGACTGGGGTCAACTATGACCCCACGAAGAAGTTCAATTACACACAGATTTTCCGGAATACGCTGGAGATGACCCGCACCGCCTCTAAGACGAGGCTGCGGACGGGCGACCAGGTGAAGGAGGCGAAGCGAGAGTGTCTCGAGCTGCATTCCATTGAAATGGAAAAGGGCTTCATCTGGGGCCAGCGGGTCGAGACGACGAAGAACGGCAAGCCGATGCGGATGACCGGCGGGATCATCAGCTTCATCGCGCCAGGTAACATCGTGGACCTCGTTGGCGCGCCGATAGATATGATGACAGTCGAGAACCACATGAAGAACATGTTCACTTGGGGCTCGTCTGAGAAGGTGAGCTTCATGGGGAACACGTCCCTGATGGTTCTCCAGCAGATCATTCGGAAGAACAGCACGTTCAACATTCAGAGCGGGCTTAAAGAGTACGGGATGAACGTCTCCCGGCTCGTGTGCCCGTTCGGCGAGCTGGTCATCAAGACGCACCCACTGTTCAATCAGATGCCCGGCGGCACGACGGCCGGCACGGCCTATCGGTCGGCCGACTCGAGCTGGCTGACGCTCGACATGAAGGAGATCAAGTATCGGTACTTCTCGGGCGATGACACGCGCTACGAGAAGGACCTGCAGCCGAACGGCATGGACGGGATGGAGTCAGGGTACCTGACGGAGTGCGGGCTGGAGATCCATCACCCGCTGACGCACTACCTGATTAAGGGCCTGACGACCCCGGCCAAGGACGCGCCGTAACGAGGTTTGGTGAGGGTAACCTACCGGCCGACCCACCTCCCTGGGTCGGCCGGGCTTTTCCCCATGTTAACCGGGGAAACTACACCATGAGGCTGCAATGCCTACCCTCAGAACCGTCCATGCAACCGTAAGCCGCTGGCTCCGTAGAGGCAACGTTTTTGACGTAGACGTGCCGGATGTAGTGCGGATGGCTGCTCGCTCGATCGAGCGGAATTACACGCTCAAGTACATGGAGACCTATGTCACGTTCACTATCCCGTATGTGGCGATAGAGCCGCGTGCGATCAACTTTCCTGACACGAAGGTAAAAAGGATACAGTCGATCAAGATCATCGGCGCGGATGGTGGGCTCAGTGATTTGAAAGCGATGGATGCGAAGGATCTGAAGCTCGTTGAGACGGGCCAGCCGATGCGATACTGGCTAGACGGAATGGACTATATTTGGTTTGACAGGACGCCGGATGTAGATTACCGGGCGGAAATGGTCTACGACAGGTATACAACCTGGCCGACGAGCGCGGACTCTACGACGGACCCGCCGTTCGACTGGCTGGACTCGAAGAACTGGCTGATAGAGAATGCGGATGACTGCCTGGTAGGACATTCACTTTCGCATATGAAGATCCTTGCACGCTTGCCGATGGACATGAGGCAGAGTATTGATGATTTGGTGAGCCGGTCTATGGGCGAACTGCTCCGCGCGGATCAGGAGCTGCGACAGGAGAATACATCTGAGGTGATGAACTATGGAAAGGTTTACTGATGAACCAGTTCTCACCTAGAGCGTTTGTTGCACCCCGCGCTGGTACGCCGGGCGGCGGTGTGCCAGTTACGCCGGGCGTTGGCGCTACCATCGCTACAGACAAAGTCGGTGATGTAGACGTTCAGGTAATCAAGCTGGGGATCGGCGGGGCCGGCGCGGCAGACATGCTCGATTACGGGCAGCAGCCGGCCGCGAAGTCGCTCCCAGTCGTGCTCGCGAGCGATCAGGGCAACATCAGTGTTACTGTGCCGCCCGGCGGGGCGACTGAGGCGACGCTCGCGCTTGTTGCGAAAGAGGCAACGACAGCGAAGGATGCGACTGTTGGACAGGTCGTTTCTGGTGTTGGCCTCGTAGCGGATGCGCCGCCGGCCACAGACACAGCCTCCAGCTCACTGATCGGCCAGCTTAAACGCCTTCTCCAGCGCTTCACGACGCTCCTTGCGGTCTTTCCAGCGACGCTAGCGACGAATGTCGGCGCGGCGAATGCTTCGACGCTAAGGGTTGCTCTGGCGGCCGGCTCAACAGTCGGCATCGGCGCGGCACCAGCGACTTCAACCGTAACTAGCGTGGCTGCGGCTATAGCGAGTACACAGCTGCTTGCGGCGAACGCTGCTCGCGTAGGTGCGAGCATTTACAACGATAGTGCCGCTGAAATGTACCTGAAGCATGGCGCGGGAGCCTCGAACGTTAGCTTTAGTGTTGACATGCTGCCTGGCTCTTACTACGAGATCCCCTTCGGCTATACAGGAGTGATACATGGCATCTGGGCTTCAGCTACTGGATCGGCAAGGGTGACTGAGTTTACGCCGTAATGCCTTATTTTCCATCAGCGCCGGGCGGGAGCATTCTGCTTCCGAATACGATAGATAACGCGATACTGACAGATATGCCAGATGGCACCGTGAAGGGTCGTGCGTTAGGTGCTGGCGTTGGTGATCCACAGGATTTGACACTGGCACAGCTACGTGCGCTGCTTGGGAACCCGGTATTTACACAGTGTCAGCTCGGTTTTGTAAGCTCATCAATTATTCGTCTTATTCGTTATGGTGGGTGCCAACTAACTATAGATAATGTACCACAGATAATTCCAGCTGCAGGCGTTGATCTTGCAGCAACTGGGCTAACGGCTAATGTAGTCTATTATATTTACGCCTACATGAATGCAGGCGTTATGACGCTGTTGCCATCAAGCACGGTGCCAGTGGCCGATGCCCGCAACGGTGTGCAAGTTATGACTGGCGATGTGACGCGCACGCTTGTCGGCATGGCAGTTCCTGATACGGGACCAGTCTGGGCAGTTACACAACAGAAATACTGGGTTATAAGCTATTATAATCGCATACCGAAGCACCTCAGACTCGATATTTCGGGACTGTCGACAGCAAGTACTTCGTTAGTACAGCTCAGTGGATTTGCGTATTTTCTGCATTGGGGCGGCGTTGTTGCTCCGCAATATCTTGGTAGTACGGTGCAGTCTGTAGCAGCAAGTGCATGGCATTCGAGTGGTGTAAGAGTTAACGGTAGTGGCGGCTTTGAGTTTAGTACATATGTACAGCCTACTGGTGCTATGGTGAATACATCGGGAGGTGCATCGTTTGCCGTTAACGCAGGAGCTAGTAACCTTGCGTTTTGGGCGATGGTAGGCGTTGGCACTGGCTCATGGACAGGCATCATCACCATGCCACTTGAAGTATGAGTTAAAAATGCCCCTCTATCCCCAAGGCGGCGGGCTCTATCCGAATAGCATTGACAACGTGCTGCTGATGGATATGGCAGACAGCACAGTTAAGGGGCGAGCTAAGGGCGCCGGACTGGGCGATCCGCAGGACCTGACGGCAGCGCAGCTGAGCCTGCTGCTGGGCGGGCCGAATTTCAGGAACATCCTCGGTCGCAACGGCGGCTTTGAGGTGTGGCAGCGCGGTGCGGGTGGGAGCGCGAGTTTCAACTTCACGAACGGTGGACAGTACATTGCAGACGGCTGGTATCTTGCTGTTCCACCGAATTGCCAGACGCAGGTTTCGCAGGGTGCTGGCTTAACGACTGGATCACGCTATATGGCGTATATCCAGCGCATGGCCGGGCAGACCGGCGCCGCTCAATGCCTGCTCGAGTTTCCTCTCGATTTGGATGAAGTAGCGCTGCTGCGCGGCAGCATCGTCACGGTGTCGTTCTCTGCGTATTGCGCGGCCGACTGGTCACCGGCTGGTCGTAATTTGACGTGCTACCTGATCACCGGCACCGGAGCGAACGCTGCCCGGCTCGCCGGCATGACGGGCAACGTCACTGTTATCACTGGAGTGGCACCGCTTCTGGTCAACACCTTGCAGCGCCTCGCGTTCACGTCAAGCATCGTGGTGCCGGCGAATGCGACACAGGCTTCGGTGGCGTTTTCATGGACGCCGACTGGCACAGCTGCTGCGAACGATGCGTGGCTGATTGACGACGCGCAGCTTGAAATCGGCAGCATCGCGACGCCGTTCGAGCGGCGGTTCTTCGAGAGTGAGTTGCTAGCGTGCAGGCGGCATTTTCATAAGTCATTTCAGTACGCAACGGCGCCGGCCGCCAACGTGGATGGCGCATCTGCGGTTTCTTCCCCGCAGACGGCCGGCGCACTCCTGGGGAATTATCCCGCTTCGATCCCGTTTCCTGTTGCGATGCGTGCCACGCCAGCTATTGCGTTCTTCAATCCTGGTGCTGCCGGCGCACAAGCGCGCAACTACGGTACTAATACCGATTGTTCAGCTACTGCAACGTGGACAGTTGGAATGGATCGTTTTGCATATAGCGTAACGACGCCGGCAGGATCGTCGGCGGGGCAACCTATTCTCGTTCACTACACGGCAGACGCAGGTATCTGATGCCGTATTATCCGCAATCCCCCGGCTTCTATCCTCCGCTGAACAGCGTGACGGACGCGCAGCTGGTCGATATGCCGGACGGCACAGTGAAAGGCCGGGCACTGGGCGCTGGGCTGGGCGATCCGACGAACCTGACGCCGGCGCAGCTGCAAGCGCTGATCAGTCCAGTCGGCAATTCGATGCTGGCAACGATGCCGGATGCGACGCTAAAGGGCCGCGCGCTTGGTGCTGGTGTCGGCGTGCCGACTGACCTGACGATTACACAGTTACAGGCGCTGCTGGGAAATCCAACGTATACACAGTGCCGGCTAGTCTATATCAGTTCTAGTACGATGCGGCTGATACGCTTCGGTGGCAAGTTCCTGACGATTGACGACACACCGCGGCTTATTCCAACAGCGGGTGTCGATCTTGTAGTTATCGCTACATTCGTCGGTGCCAACCCGCTATACGTCTATGCGCGCATCACCGGCAGCACGATGACCCTGCAAGGGGCGGGTGAAGCTGCGGTTGTCGATCCGCGTAACGGCATGATGGTGCATCCCAGCGATCCGTCGATCTCGCTTGTCGGCATGGCGTATGTCTACGCCGGGCCGACGCTGACCGAGGACGGTGCTAATCAGGCTGTGTCTAGTTACTACAACCGTATGCCGCGCAGCTATGGCTATCAGCAGCAGAATACGACGACCTCAACAGGAATGGTGCCGCTGCACAATCCGATCAAGCTCTTGCTCTGGGGTGACAGCTCATTCCGATTTGAGACAGCCGGCTACACGCAATTGAGCGGAGTAAGTTCCTTGATCTCGCAACTTCTGATGGATGGCGGCGGCTTCGGCCCGGCTCAGGTGACATACTTCCCCGTAGCCAACGGGCAAAATCCAATAGCGCTTGTATTCGCTGGTTGGGGTTCGGCTGGTCTGCATTCCTTCCAGCTTGGTGGTTACGTCAATGGATTTACTGGCACGTGGACTGCAACGAGTTATGGCACTGTTAACGGGTAGGAGTTGATGGAAGAGCGCTTGCGCGCGTTAGAGATACAGGTTACGTCGCTGAGAGGTGACCTGACGGCGCATGAGAAGTTCTGTGATGCTCGCTGGCGTGTCATGTGGAAGCTGGTTACGCTTATAAGTGGGATCGTAGGGATTGTAGCGGCAGTAGCTGTAGAGCTTTTATGGAGGGCAACATGAGTATCGGCTTTCTTTTCTGGCTGCTGATGATCCTCTGGCTTTTCTACGGCGTATACGCGTACAGAGGGCAATACGCTGTACCGCTTGTTTGGGGAGGGAACCTGTTGTTTTTCATCCTACTGTTCCTGCTCGGCTGGCGCGTATTTGGTTGGCCGATTGTTGGCTGAATGGCCGGCCTGATATTCTTTTGGCAAGGCGGTGCGTGCACTAAGTATGAGAACGTGGTGCCGTTGCCGGCCTTCGTCTCATACGGAGATGTACAGCCAGTTAGTGAAATCGCCTTTTCAAACGTGCTTAACATGGACATACAGCACTTTGCCGAACAGCAGCCGTTAGCAGCTGTGGCCTACAGTAATCGCACAGGCGGCACTATGCTGTATGCGCGCCGCATACGAGAGCCGGACTGCAAACATGAGTGAGAAAATTTTTGAGACGACGCCGGTCTTGATTTCCTCTGGCCTCGGGCCAGGGATCGGCCGGCTGACCACGCCGCTCTGGGAGCAGGCGGACAACATCTACTTTGACACCTTTGCGGCCCGCTCAAACAAAGGGCAGCAGGCGCTTACTTGGACGGCCCTGACATTCGATCAGCACCCCGGCACTTTTGATGCGGCTACGAATACCTTTGATACGGCAGCGACAGGGTTTGCCGGCATCATGCAGGTGCCAGAGATACCGAATGGGCTCTTTCAGCAAAGGCTCTTGAACGGGAACCGCGCGGTTTTCTGTGGGACGCATAACGGGCTATGGATGTCTCCAGGCGATCAAAATTTCATCGATGTAAGCAAGGCGGGCCGTTACACGGCTATGATTGATGGTGTAGGAAGCCGCTTGGCAACTCGCTGGTCTGCGATGCAGCATGGAGACTGGTGCATCTTTACGAACGGCCGAGAGCCGGTACAGATTTACAAGCCGCCCGGGCCGACCTTCGTGGACTTGGCCGGTACGAGCGGCCTTTTCAACTGGTGCCAGTTAGTCGGTAAGCTCGGCCCGCACTATCTTTATATGAATACTGATAATGACCCGAGGGAGGTCCGATGGAGCGCGGATGGGAACCCAGAAGCTCTAGATCCGTATGTGTACGTGAATGCAGGGCGTTTGCTGTTGAGCGAGCTAGCGACTGCAGTGATCGCTGCTGTGCCGCTGGGACGCGGTCTCGCTGCATATTCGCGCTCGAATATGCAAATGCTAAATTATATCGGCTCCTGGGGAGCGATTGGCGCGTCTACAACAGCGTTGGTGGGCGTAGGGGCAGTTAGTAAGCAGTCGATCGTGCCAGTCGGCTCGCTCAATTACGGGTTGCAGAAGAGCGGAATTTTTAAGACTGACGGCGTGAGCGTGCAGCTGGTTTCGGACCCTGCCCTTGGAACGTGGATGGAGCGGAACGTTAACTGGGACCAGGGATCAAAGATTGCAGGCCGGTACAACCCTGGAACACATAAAATCACTTGGTCGTTCCCGATGGTTGGCTCGACAGAGAATAACAGGACGATAGTCTACGACACGGAAGCAAGTACTTTCTCCTTTGAAACGGTGGACTTCGTTTTCCAGGTCGGTCTGATACCAGATGTGTTTATTGACCCGCTGGTGGCCCGGTATAACGGCGTGATTAGCTATGCGGATAAGGGGAACTCGTTTAATGGTGGCTCGGTGAACCGAATTTTGCGGACGAAGCCGCATGATTTTGGAAAGCGAGATAAGTGGAAGGTCCTGGACATGGTTCAGGTTGAAATGACGATCAATTCTGGCCCTGGGCCGCTGCTTCGCATTGGGCAGCATTTCGCACCAGAAGATCCAACTTCGGCTGTAGAGTGGCGCGGGCCGTTCGTGCTGCAGAAAGACCTGGCGCAGTACTATGTTGAGGCGGAAGGAATGATGCTGGAGTTCGAGCTGACGAGCAATGGCGTGAATGATGACTGGGAGCTGAATGGACTGAAGTTCTTCGGTATCCTGGAGGATGGGAGCGGAATATGACCCAGCACGACTTTGAGTTCGCAGACCAGCTCTTTCCAGCTATGCGGACGGATATGAACAATGCGCTGATTGCGCTGTCTACGAGGCAGGCTGGGACAGGTGCGCCGGCACTGGTTGCCGCTGCCCGGCCGAACCGGCTGTATGTAGATATTACGAGGAAGCAAGTTCTTATAAGGGACAATGCTGATACGACTGATTTTGTTTGGGACTCCTGGGGGCAGGATCGGCTTCGTTACGTGTATGATGCAGATTTGACATTTCTGCCTGAAGATGTAAACAGATTACTTGTTATGAACGGGCCGAACGCGAGGAATGCCCTTCTACAACCACCAGTCGGGAATTTTGCACCGAGCTGGAATGCGGAGCTTTTTAACCTGGGTACAAACTATATATATTTATACCCTCCGAATGGGTATACAGTGAATGGTTCCTCGACAGCCTTAACACTGGAACCAAAGCAGGGTATGCGTATCTTCTCTTCGCAGAACCAATACCTCTGTTCTGTGACTGGACAAGGCACTGTAACGCAAGCACAGTTAAGTGCTGCTATAGCCGCGAACACCGTACCGACTGGCTCAGTAATGGGGTATCAGCACTATAATAACATTCCTGCAGGATGGGTCCGGCTGGTTGGCAATTCGATAGGAAATGCGAGTTCAGGAGCGACTGAGCGAGCGAATGCGGATACTTGGCCGCTCTACAACATTCTCTGGCAGTACATGGCAGATGCACAGCTGCCAGTAGCGGGCGGGCGCGGCCCGAGTCCGGACTATGATTTTAACAGAAATGCTTACATGATACTTCCAGACATGCGAGGGCGAACGCTGTTCGGTGCTGACCTTGGGATGGGCCGGCTGACTGGTGCAGCGCCTGGTGGGCTATCAGGGCAAGTGAACGGTGCAGCGGGTGGAGAGCAGATGCACACGCTGACGGCCTCTGAAATTCCGCCGCACCAGCACTTGTACGGACAGGCCTCTCCGTATGGAGTGAACTATGAGGGCGGCCCGTATGCTGGCAACAACTATCAGAACTTGAATGCGTACACGGATGGAGGCTCTGGGGTCTATGGCTACGCCCATAACACAGTGCCGCCTGGCGTTGCAATGGGCTGTTGGATTATGAAGCTGTAAAATGGACCTGAAAGTACAATTTCCAGACCCGGCCGGCGCGACAGACTGGCAGGAATGGGCACGCCGGCTCGTAGAGACGCTTTCTCGGATGATCACTCCGACGCCGCAGGATCAGTATCCGATCGTCGTGCTGAGGGATAAGAAGGCGGTCGGAACGCCGGGTGGTGCATCGGTCGCTGGCTGGAACACACGCACGCTGAATGTAGAGTACGACCCGGTAGGTATCTGTTTGTTGATGCCAGACGGTACGTTTACGCTAGTAAAAGGGCGGTACCTGATACGTATCAGTGTGCCGGCTTATAACGCTGGAGCACATCAAGCACTGCTTAGAGACCTTTCGTTTGGCACAGCTGATATATTGGGTACGTCAGAATATGCTATAGGAAGTGTACAAACACGCTCCTGGATTGTTGCAGTAATTGAACCGAAGGCAGCTACAAATTATAAGCTGCTTCACTTTACTGGCAGCGCAGTTGCGCCGAATGGGCTTGGTGTAGCGATAAGCGTGAGTGATGAAATCTATACACAGGTGGAACTGTGGGGACTACAGTAGCATTCGTCAACCCTGAAGGCGGCCCGCTCCCTGCTGGTCAGTACTGGTGTGGAGTTAAGTCCGAAGACGTTGATAGTATCTGGCCAGCGATTGAGGATTTGGTCGAACGGCTGGTTGCACAGAGCGATGGAGAGTATACTGCAGATGACCTACGGCTGTTTTGCAAGAGAACCGATGCGGCCGGCGGACAGCTATGGCTCTTCGGCGTACCGAGCAGGATCGATATAGTAGTAATCACGAACTTTGAAGATACTGCGCAGTTGAAGTACATGCAGTTGTTCGGGCTGGTGGGCGATGACCTCCCGAAGTACTACCACTACTTTCATGAAGTCTTAGCGCCATATGCTAAGGAACATGGTGCAGTGTTTGTTCAGACCTTTTGTCGTAAAGGGCTGGAGAAGACGCTGAAAGAGTGGAAGAAAAAGTACTCAGTTATGAGGTTCTATCTGTGAGGTCGCGCCCATGATCCACATCCGGTTTATCCAGAACTTCGATCCGTTGACCTATCAACCGCCCGGGTGCTGTTTCATGGGAGGTGGGGGTGGCGCGCCGAGCTATCAGCAGGGGCCGCCCCAGACTACGACTACGAAGGCGGAGCCCTGGGAAGGGCTGGTGCCGTATTTGAAGGACG